TGGAACTGCTGATCCTGTTAATTATAGTATGAAAGTCTCTGATATGAGTTCATTTGTAGAAGGTAGAAGTGAAGTAACAGGTCCGATAAATGGATTTACTAATAGTAAGTTATCAGCAGGTATAACTGTTGTTACATTATTTACCCTATACAATAAGGCTATTTTCGCAACAAAAGTAAATAAGGTATCTTCTTTAATGAAAAGTATTAGCATTGCAAATGCCAGTGGTGAATCTGGTAACATTACGATAATAGAGAACGGAGTTTTGACAGGAGCTGCAGCAACACCCACAGATATATCAACTGCTACATCAATTATGGCTACTGATATAGCGGCAACAGCAGTAACTGGGGGTAGAATACTTTGGGTTGGTTCAGTATCAAAAGATGGTGGAACATCTGTAGACTTAAGTTCTTTAGGTATAAGAATGCTACCAGGGAGCCATTATACTATTACTTCGGCATTAACAGCTGCGGATCCCAAGGTAATGTCTGCAAGTATAGTATGGCAAGAAGATTTTTAATTAACAAAAACAAATATTATGATACTTAGAAAAGGAAGTAGAGGAGCTGAGGTAAAATTACTTCAGGAATATTTAGACATAACTGCTGGTGAAAACACAGTACTTACACTATCTAATAAGTCTGATGTTTTCGGAGGAACTGGAAATAATAAAGTAAATTGTATCATTAAATTAATATCATTCTTCAATGACAATAACTCTCCGGGTTCATTTAGACTATATGAAGATGCAACACCAACGGTAGCTTTTACTTATACTGATATTAATGTAAATTCATCGGTTATAGAATATTCAAATGATAACACAACATTGACAGGCGGAAAATTATTATGGTCATCAGGTGTTGGAAAAGATTCGGGTAGTAATCTTGACGTATCCGATTTAGCTATAGCTCTTAGACCGGGAAAAACTTATTCATTTACTGGCGACGGAGGTGGTGCAAATGAGATGAGTGTTGCTGTTGTTTGGGTAGAAGATTTTTAAAAGAATAACATTCATAAGGGACTAATAAAAATGATTAATAGAATAGGTAATTTAGAGTATTTATTAAAAATGACAGCAGCTATATTAGCTATGTCAACCCCTATTATATGCTTGTTATGCTATGGATATCTAAATTCAATATCTCAATATTGGAACACTGAGATGCAACCACTTTTTATATTTTCAAACGTATTAACGGCGTATTATTTCTTTAGTACAAGCAACTGGAAGCTATCTTCTGTGCTATTAATATTATTAACTGCGTTTTCAATAGAATGGTATCCCAGCTTGCATAATATATTAGCCGTTTCATTTTTTATATCTAATTTGATACCGTTATATAAATCAAAACGTTTTAAATATTGCATGTGGATATATTTATCATCTATTATAATATTGCCTTTTAGTTTATTTTTCTCTGAAGCAATCGCTATAGGTGCCCTATGTACATTTCATATACATTCATTGAATAAAATGTATAGATTAACTAAAGTCGACCTCTAATTTAAAATCATAATATTGAAACTTAATTTCAAATGTATTGAATTGAGGAGTAACCGAACTGTATGATAGTTTTATACCGGTTTGAGATTTTAGTATTGGTTTATTAAAAATTATAGATGATACTGAATAACCTTCATTACTAAGTAACATTAACCTAAGCGGAGATAGGGTCTGTTGCTTATTTGAAAAATCTAAAAACTCTAATGCATTTTCTAGAAATATAAAATAATTTAGATACGCATCTGATATTTTCATGGTGATCGTAATTTCTCTAGTGAAAAGTTCTTTTAAAGGCTTTGAGCTTTTATATTCCTGCATCTTACCCAATGGACGAGTTTGCTGAGCAAGTTCCATGTTCCACGCTGGAAAATCTATTGATTGAACTGTACTAGACATAAAATCATCAATTGAGTCATATGGAAGTATCAAACTTTGATAGTACGATTTATATTTCTCTTTTATATTGTCCGAGAAGAAGTTCTCAGGAAATAAGAATACAAAGCTATTATTTCTTACATTTAATATCATAATTAATTAAAATTTCCTATGTTTATGGCATATTCCCATTTGCTAGTATCGAAGGAACCGTTCATATCTATTTCCATTGTATCTATATACAATGGAAGCTTTCCCATTTCAGTGTCATATCTTTCAAGATCAATATTATCATCCAGTATATCAAAACTTGCCTGTTCATTATAATCATAGTCGTTAACTACTCCTTCTACTGCAACACTTCGTAATAAGAATAAAATTCCATCTATTCCACTTGTTTTGTAGGTTATATCTAAATCAAAGGTTATCAATACTTTACGTAGTTCTATTTCAGAATCTTTATCGATAGGCTTTCCTTCTAGTGTGGATGTTGGCTTATTATATAAATCTACTCTACCATATACGTTTGTATCAATTATTTCTACATAGCTATCGCTACCTGAGTAAGATTCATAAACTTTTATATGTTTTCTATCTTTCATTATTATTAAATCTTTTTATATGTTTAAATGAATAAGACTCATTAGAATTGTATAATTCCTTGAACTTATCAAGTTCCATTTGTTTTATATATTTGCCAACATCAGGTCCAGGTTTAATACTGTGTATGTCCATTGCATCTTTTCCGGTTATGGAAGTATTATATTTAATAAACTTGTTAATTAAGTTCATATCTAATTTATTATGCTTTGCAAATTTAAGGATCTGACCTTCACTCAACGTAGTTCTGGTTTGTTTTTTCTTTATATCATATGCATTATTTTCATTTAAATATACTAGAGATAATAGAAAAAGTATGTTGCTTATTTCTTCATTAGAATAAGTTAATGCATTTAATATTTTGGAAAGTTCTATAGAGTCATTTTCCTTTAGAAGAGTTGCAATATTTATTATATAGTCATCTTCTTGTATGTAATTAGCATTTATATTTAATTTAGGAAAAATCCAATCGTATAAATTGTATGTATCTAACATTGTTAGAAAATAAGGAGTTGATGAAGCTTTAGAGATACCCTTTATAAATTCATCCTTTATTCTTTCGTTTGAAATTCCAGTAAGTGAAGAATCTTTAGTTAGAGCTTCACGTATTGATTTATCTAGCTCAGAACCAGTTATTCCTGCAAATCTAATAGCTCTAAGTATTCTGAGTCTGTCTTCGTTAAATCTTTCTGATGCATCGCCAACTGATCTCACTATTCCGTTTTTTAAATCGGCTATACCACCTACTAAGTCAACTATTTCATTAGTCTCAGTATCATAGAACAATGCATTTATAGTTAGGTCTCTGCGTTTTACATCATTTTCTATAGTTGTGAATTTTACATCGTCTGGACGTCTGCCTATTCCAATGTCTTCCCTAAAAGTAGCTATTTCAAACTCTCCAGTTGGCGTGTCAGCTAACCATATACCGAATGCTTCTCCTATGGGTAACATTCGGTATATAGGGCTTAACATACTTTCAACTTTATTAGGTAAAGCATCTGTAGCTAAGTCATAGTCCTTGGGAGTGATCTCAGATAGTGCATCTCTCACTGCGCCTCCAACTAAGTATAACTTATACCCGTGTTTTTTAAACACATCTCGTATCACTAAAATGTCTTTAGGTAATTCTATATTATAATGTATTCTAACTTCTTTATTTTCCATGGCTATTCACTAGGTGGATGGTCTTTATCTATCCATGTACTACTTAAATTTACATCTGAGTCTGCCATTTTAGTATTTAATCCAAATTGATTAATAGTATTGCCTTTGTAGAACACACTGTCGTCATTAAAGCTTGGAAAATATGTTTCCATCTCAATATCGAATTTTATATTAACTCGCTGATCAGTAGTGTAATCAAAATCATACTTTTTTTCAAAGCCTTCAGTGTCAGGAAACGTAAATTGACCAGGTATTCTTACACCTCGGTATTGAAAGTATACGACTCTATTTTTATAGAACATATCTATTACCTTTTCCATTATTTTAAAAGCTTTATTTAAATTATCACAAAGTACCTTTGCCTCAAATTTTAAAGACATTGGTAAACTATATAATCTACCAGAATAACCTTTGTTAATTTTCTGATCATTTTCTCCAATTTCTTGTTGAGTGAAACTGCCCCTTACAAACTTATTAGTTATATCAGATGATTTAATTTGAAAAGAAGTAAGTGTAATTATACCCCTTGGAACTATATCATAATTACCCTCTGCCATAGTAGGTATTTTACAACCGTCAGGCACTTCTATAAAAAAGTCTTTCATAAATCCCTCATCTCCAGAGAAATTGTAGAAGAAAGGTATTTCGTGTTTTTCAATAACACCGTCTCTGACTAATTCTATTATTATCTGTCTATTTAAAACATCTAGTAAAGAAAGGGTTGCGTTTCTAAGAAATATATCTTGAACGTTTGAATTTCTTATATTTTGACTGTCTAAATTCATATTTTTATTTTATTATTTATCTATTTCTAGTTATGAACGGTACTTTAACTTGAGGTCTACAATTATCTATTAATAACAGTAATGACTCGTCTTTTATAAACTGCTGACTTAGTATAAAATCATGTTGTTCTTCTTTTATCATGGTTTTAAATAATCTAACATTTGATATTAATAAATTAGAAGTTGGAATAGTGTAATTTTGTTCAATATCAAATGTTTGTTCTGTGATAGAAGATATGTTCTCAAATATCTTCTTGAAATCAGTATGGTTAGTTATATCAGCTGGGTCTTCTATTATATCATATATGTATATTCCTATTTGCTTGAATTCATTTGAAACTGACACTACAGATCCATGCCAAGATCCAGATTTAAAATTAGCAATAGTATAAGTTTTTTCAATATCATTAATTTTTACTTTAAATATTAAGTCGCCGGCTCCACTATCTCCAAAGTATCTATTAAACTGTGCATATATGTATATTCCAGATTCACTTTCATTGTCGTATCCTTTTATAAAACTAACTATCTCAGAATTAGAAGGTACATTGAATATATTTGTATATGATAAATTGTCAATGCCGCCTAGTCCAAAGGAAGGCTTTAGATTATATACAATAGAAGTGTCTCTAAGTTTTAATGAAACTGCAGATTTATTATCCACAAGTCCAGCCATCATATTTCTCTGTTTTTCAAAGCTTAAGTCTTTATATGCTTCTAGTTGAATATATCTACCAGATTCGGATTGACCTACGTGATCAGGTATTGTGTCAAAGGGGCCTCTTACTCTCATATATTTAACATCAATGCCTAATATATTTTTATCATTGGTCATTAATGCATTGTTTTGCCAAGTCTTAAATATTTCACTGTCTTGATATGCTCGTACTACCTTAAATGTTTTTTTGTTATCTACAGTACCTTCTGCATCTATAAATTCAATGGACGTAGATAGCAAAGGTGAATCATTTGTTATAAAGTAATCATTAGTAGTTGGGCTTATTTTACTAAGATCATAATAGTTTTCCATAAGTGATGCAAAGTTGAAGTTATATTTAATATTCTTGATCTTAAGGTCAGGGTGAATTGAACTTCTAGCAACATCATACTTTTTTGATATAGTTTGATATTGCTCAGGCATAGTTGCATCTTTTATATCGTCTTTAACTTCTTCTGCAAATAATTCTTCAGCACTAGTTATTATATTGTCCATGAACTTACGATCTTCGCTTTTCATTAACATATCAATGTTAGGATTAAATTTCATAAGTTGAACTTTCCAATAAGTAGGTTCCATCATAAAACTTCTGTATAGATATGAACCCTGTATTTCAAACATTCTATTAATCAATGGAAAATACAGAAAATCTCTTTTTCTAGGTTCAGACTCACATCCAAATATAGATTGAAAATATCTATTGTCTACATGTACTTCAAATGGTATTTCAAAATCTATTCCATATTCTGAAAACTTAGGTTTATTGTCAGGAAATGCGTTATCTGGAATAAGTATCTTTAGGCATTTTCTATCCACATTTTTATACATGGTCCATTCCTTAAATATATAATCACCACTGTCAGATTCAGGCAGGGTTCTAAAATATACTACTTCATGTCCAAATATTTTATTAGTATGAAAACTTAATTCCTTGAATATACCAATTGCACTGTCTACTTGATAAGGTCTAAATGTAGCCTCTCTTTCAAATATCAAGGCTGGGCATTTTTCATCACTACAGCACACAATTGGAGTAAGTACATTTGGTAATCCTGGATCAAATTTCTTGGCTCTAATCTTAATCTCATCAATTATAATTGGCGAAGCTAGTTCATCAAATCCACCATCATCATACTCATATTTCAATTCCATATAAATACTATCGGTTGGATCTATTACTATGTCCTTTACCTGGTTTAAACCATTTGGATCTATTGCAATTGGAGTAAACGGAGCCCACAGTGACCAATCTATATTGTTTACAGAATATCTAAAAGATCTCTTTAAATAAGAAAGGTCAATTACGCCTGGAGATGTAACATCTATGTCTTCAATGATATCTTCAATGTTAGATATTCCAGTTATAGGATCTTCTATTGAAAATATTCTAAAATTTTTACTAAATGTTAAACTATTATATCCAGAAGGAGGTATAATTTTTATAGTAACGTTCATTAATAGTATATATTATATTTTTACTGTATATCTTTATTTA